CATTAGCTGCGTGGATCAACAGAAATTGCGATAGTTGGGTGGAAAACGAGGTAGAGGCTGAATCGTTAAGGAAGTTTGGAATAAAGTCTAATATATGCCCTTCTTTTCTTGGAAATATGGATGATTTCCCTGATAGTTTTATCCCGAGTGATAACCCAAAAGTTTATCTTAGTGTCAGCGGAAATTATTATGAGGAATATGGTTGGAATTTGATAGAAGATATAGCTGCAGAAGTACCAGAAATAACTTTTTATCTATACGGTAGCGATAAATGGAAGACAAAGCACAATAATGTAATAGTTAAAGGAAGAGTGAGTCAAGAAAAGATGGACTCGGAAATAAAGGATATGCAGTGTGGTTTAAGGCTTAATAAGGTGGATGGTTTTAGCGAGATAACCGCAAAAAGTATCTTGTGGGGTCAATATCCGATAGTGAGAAAAGAGTTTGGATATCCCCATATAGATGGCTTTGAGACAAGAGAAGAATTAATTAGTTTACTTAAATGTCTAAAAACAAAAAAAGAATCAAATCCGGTAAGGGAAATATACAGGAACAAAATAAACAGATATCCATGGAACACAAAATAACTCACTTTTTATACTGCCCCTGGACAGGTCTTGGTCTTTATGGCGGTTTTAGGGGGAATAGGTGGCTTAGGAACAGGATAAAGATATTCAAGCAGTTCGTTATCCCCTCTCTCCAAAATCAGACGAGCAAAGAGTTTATCTTATGGTGTAGTTGGAGATATAAGGAGAGGTCTAACCCTTATGTCCAAGAGTTGATAAAATATCTTGATAATATAAAGGAGTTTAAGACAGTCCATACTTTTAGCGGCGTATGCTTTTGGGACGATAAGTATAGCGATGAAGAGGCGAGAAGTCGCCTTCTTGAAAGCCTAAGAAGCTCTACTGGTAATCTTATTGATACCATTGGAGATTCCGAATATGTCTATATGACTATCCAACCGAGCGATGATTGCTATGCTTCGGGAGTTGTAAAGGGAATACAATCGGTGTTTAAAGAAACCGATGTCCAAGCCATGGGATTCAGACAGGGATATGTAATAAATTATCCTACAATGAAAGTAGCGGAATATAATCCGACAACTATCCCTCCGTTCTTTACTATAAAATTTCCGAGAGAAGTGTTTATAGACCCATTAAAGCACGCTGAATATACCGGCCCATACAAGAGCCACGAATACATAGCCGATAAGCTGAAGTTCGGCTCAATATATAAGCGAGAATTTATGGTTGGGACCCACTCCGAGAACATAAGTACCGTATTCAATCATCCGTTCAAAGGTCGTGAACTTGAGGGAGAGGAAAGAAAAGAAGTCTTAAGTAGGTTTGGTATGGGAAATACCCCTCCTTTGAAGATAAAAACAAGCATAAGAAAGGCGATACTTAGGAAGTTGCCTCATAAAATACAGAGAAAACTACGCTATATATTTGGAGAAAGGATATGGCAGAGGATATACGAATTTCTAAGAAACTAATGAATATATTTAAGACAACCGAAGATCATAAGAAGTTTTGGGAAAAAAGGAAGATAAATTGGGATGATTCATATCTTAAGACCTGGGACCATCCTCATAGATTTATGATATCCGACATACTTTCAAGGCTTAATTGGATATCCCTTGTGGAGGTGGGATGCGGTGGAGGGGCAAACTTAAAAAACATAGTATCTCGACTCCCAGGAAAGCAGATAGGAGGAATAGATATCAACCCGGAGGCGATAGAGTTGTGTAATAACACTTTTAAGGGAGGGATGTTCAAGGTCGGTTCAGGGGAAGATATAATGCTTTCCGATAATTCAACGGATGTTGTCTTATCGGATATGGCTCTTATATATGTCGGACCAAGAAAAATAAATAAATACATAAATGAAATAAAGAGGATAGGAAGAAAATACGCATTATTTTGTGAGTTCCATAGTGGTAGTTGGTGGAACAGGTTGGCGTTAAGATTTAATAGCGGTTATAACGCTTACAACTATCGGAAACTGTTGTCAAAACATGGTTTTTATGATATTATGGTAGAGAAGATACCGGAGAAAGCGTGGCCGGGAGGAAACCCGCAAAAGACCTTCGGATTCATAATCGTCGCAAAGATACCAAAGATAAAATGAATAAAAAGAAATACTTCAAAGAAAAAATAAGAGGGGTGGAGAAGATGATATGGGACTTTGAGTTTAAAAGGTATAAGTCCGCTGACTTGTATGAAGAATTCAGGGAAGAACTTGACAACCAGAAATCGAGACTTGCTCTTATAGTAAGCAAAATAGAAGGAGAAAAGAATAACCCGACTATGGAAAAGGGAGATGCCGACAGACTCAAAGATGATAAAGAAAGGCTTGATAAGTCCATAGAGAAGACTGAAGCCAAGATGAGGGATGTTGAGCTTGAAATGCACGGATCAGGTCCTTGTGCCGAATATCCACAGGGTCTTCAGGGGGTTGACCAAACAGTTGACGCTCTTCACGAGCTTATCGGGATAATGAAGAAATATCTAAAGACCTTATAAACAAAATAAATCTAACCAAACAATGAAGATATTAATTACAGGAGACAAAGGATTTGTAGGGACAGAAACTTCAAAACTTTTTAAGGATAGGAAACACGAAGTAATCGGGTACGACATAATGGATGGCTTTGATATCAGGGACTTAAACCAGCTTGATAGGGTAGTCTCCGAGTCAAAACCAGATAGGATACTTCATTTAGCTGCCATAGCCAGGTTTGCGGAAGCGGATAAAGACCAAGTTCTCGCCTTTGAGACAAACGTAATTGGAACGGCAAACGTGGCTACAATCGCCAAAAAGTACCATATACCGCTCGTTTATGCTTCGACTGGCTCTGTATATATGCCCATAAAACAGGAGCCTCCTATAACCGAAGATTGGGCTGCCCTTGGAAATTCAACTTATGGATGTGCTAAGAGCCTCGGAGAAAAGTATGTAGAAAAGCATACGCCTCACATAATTCTTCGCTATGCTCACCTCTATGGAGCTGAAAAGAGGTATCACGGACTAATTGGAGGATTTATTTCAAGGATTGAATTCGGTATGGAACCTGTTCTCTATGGAGGGAAACAAAGTAATGATTTCTGCTATATAAAGGACGTGGCAGAAGCTAATTATCTTGCTATAACTGCCCCTTGGGATAAGTGGAACCAGGCTTATAATGTGGGTACAGGAGAAGAATTATCAGCCGAAGAAGCGGGTAATATAGTTTGCGAAGTATTCGGATATAGTGGTAAAATACAGAAGAAAGAAGGGAGGACAGTTGACCCATCACGCTTCGTATATGATATGTCCAAGATTAAGTCTTTCCTCGGCTTTGAAGCCAAATATGATTTCAAAAAAGGCTTAGAAGACATGAAGAAAGAATTGGACATTAAAAAGGAGGGATTAAGATGACCAAAGGAGAAGGAACCAAAATCTATTACAAAGAGCTTTCCAACTTAGGGGAATTCGATTGTGGAGAAGATTGTGTGATCCACTCAAACGTATGGATAGGGGATGGGGTAATAATCGGAGACAGAGTTAAAATCCAAGCATTTGCCTTTATCCCGCCGGGAGTGGAAATAGGAAACGATGTCTTTATCGGTCCGGGTGTAGTATTCACAAACGATCCAACGCTGGAAATGAAACCAGATTGGAAACCAACCAAGACAATCGTTGAAGACGGAGCGAGGATAGGAGCTAACGCAACAATCAGAGCAGGGATAACCATAGGAAAGAATTCTTTAGTAGGTATGGGTTCAGTGGTAATCAAAAACGTGCCGGAAAATACTACTGTTGTAGGAAACCCGGCAAAGCCAATGGGGGAGGCTTAAATCCCCCACAAGATAAAATGCCAGCAGGAAGACCACTAAAATTTAAATCAGTAGAAGAACTCCAAGAAAAGATTGAGAGATGGCTTGAAGATTGTAGAAAAAATAACAGACCATTAGTTATAACTGGATTAGCTATATCACTTGACACGACAAGAGAAACGTTGCTTGACTATCAAGATAGGGATGAATTTTCTGACACGATTATAAAAGCTAAGCAATTATGTGAGAATTATACAGAAGAATACTTGTTTACTGGTAAGAACGTAGCGGGGGCAATCTTCAATCTGACTAATAACTTTAGGAACTGGAAGAACAAACAGTATTCAGATTTAACTTCAGGCGAAAAACCAATTCCAATACTTGGAGTAAATGTATCAACTAACAACAGCAACGAAGAAGATATCAGCGTTAAAGAAGAGGATTAGAGCTGTTCAAGGAGGAACTTCTGCCTCGAAGACAGTATCTATAATTCTTTATCTAATCCACTTAGCCCAATCTGACGAAAAGCCTACCTTAACAAGTATTGTTTCAGAGAGCTTTCCTCACTTAAAGAGAGGGTCGATGAGGGACTTTCTTTCCATAATGGAAGACCATAAATACTTTAAGCCAAGCAGGTGGAATAAATCAGATTATATTTATGAGTTTGAAACAGGAAGCAAGATAGAGTTTTTCTCTGCAGATCAGCCAGCAAAAGTAAGAGGACCAAGAAGAGATAGGTTGTTCATTAACGAAGCGAATAACATACCGTATGAAACATTTGACCAGCTTGAAGTAAGAACTAATGATTTCATATACCTTGATTGGAACCCTACAAACGAGTTTTGGTTCTATACCGAGGTATTGGGAAAGAGAACGGACGTTGACCATATAATTCTCACCTATTTAGACAATGAAGCGTTAGGAGAAGAAATTAAGAAATCCATAGAGCAAAGAAAAGAAAAGAAGGGATGGTGGAAAGTTTATGGAGAAGGACAGTTAGGAGAAGTTGAGGGGAAGATTTACACAGGTTGGGAGATAATGGATGAACTTCCTAAATTCGCAAGGCTTGAAAGATATGGATTGGACTTTGGATATTCCAACGATCCTTCGGCGATAGCGGCTATCTACTATTACCAAGGAGGATATATAGTCGATGAAACTTGCTTCCAAAAAGGACTAAGCAACAAACAGATAGCGGATGTTCTAAATAACCAGGAGAAGCAATTAGTGATAGCTGACAGTGCCGAGCCTAAAAGCATAGACGAGATTAAATCTTATGGGGTTAATATAATTCCATCTGAAAAAGGAGCAGACTCGGTAAGGAACGGAATACAGATAGTTCAGGACCAAAAGATGGCGATAACGAAAAGGTCGGTCAATATAATCAAGGAATACAGGAATTACCTGTGGGACACTGATAGGGACGGACACATACTAAACGTTCCCGAGCATCAGTTCTCACACTCGATGGATGCCATAAGATACGCAATTAGTTCAATAATAAAGAAACCAAAGATAGTCGTTCCGCAAGCAACAAAACCGATACTAAGCTATTACCCGGAAATAGGATTATGAAAATAACACTTGATATTAAAAGTCTCGATAATATAGGGGATTTGACCCAACAAGATATACAGGAGTTCACTAATATATTTGAGATACTTGTAGAGAAAGGAGCATTGACCGGAGTTAGAGGTGGATGTTCTAAACTTCACTTTGACGGAGAGGGAAATTTCATGGGAGTCGAACTTGATTACTGGCCGTATAAGCGAAGAAAGATTTGACATTAAAATTAAAAAGTTCCAAAATTAATAAAAGCCCTAACTCATACAAAGAGCGAGCCGATAACTTGCTCTTATGTACGACATATTAACAGGACAATTTAACCCGAGCGAAGAAATGCTCCGTCTTAGAACGGAGAAGAAGTCAGCTCTTGAGCTTCAAGAGAGGAAACACGAAGACTGGGATGATAATTACGAACTAAATCGAAACAAGGTAAAGACCAATAGACTCACCCAGCGTCAGGCAGTAAACATCCCGTTGATGAAAGAGACTATAAAAACTCTTTTATCAAGGATTGACGACCCTCCAAACGTTAAGTGGAAAGAACTCGGAGGGGATGGAAATAAAGAAATAGTTTATCAGGAGATTTGGGACACCCAAATGAGGGACAACAATATAGACCTGATAGATGTTTTGGACAAAAAGAATGTCCTTCTTTATGGGATGTCTTTCAAGAAATTGAACCCAGGAGAACACAGGATAGAAATAAGCGTCTTAGACCCATATGATATATTGATAGACCCTCTTACCAATCCGTGGGACTTAGAATCCGCACGGTTTTTAATACACCAAAACATTTTCAAATCAGTAAGGGAAATTCTCGCCGATGACAGATACTCTGAATCGGGTAAACAGGAACTTAGAATATGGGCTGACTCTCCAGCTGGCATAACTCAAGATAAAGTGAACAAGGAAGAGTGGGAAAAGAAAATGGAACGCTTAAAGACTATGGGCGTTGAGAACGATGAGTTCGGATATTTTGCCGGCGGAGACAGGTTGATAAGTTTAACTGAACATTTCACTAATAGGTGGAATTCAAGACTTAAGAAGTTTGAACGCAGGGTAGTCGTTTATGCCGAGGACTCAATAGAGCTTATGGATGAGCTTCTTGAAGATGTTACGGGAGTCAACTTCTGGCCTTTCGTAAAGTGGGTTGAAGACCCGGAAACAAATGACATCTATCCTGACAGTGTAGCCGATCTTGTTAGAACCCCTAATAAAGTATTAAATGTTTGGTTTTCCCAGCTTATAGAGAATAGGACACTAAAGAACTTCCAAATGCACTGGTTCTTGCCCATGGAAGGATATACTCCACAGACTTATACTCCCGGTCCAGGAGTTATGCTTCCTGCTCCCCCCGGAGAAGACATAAGTAAGGTCATTAAGCCGGTTGAGGTATCTGGTCTTGATGATACAT